TTATCTGATGATGCGTCAGTTCCAACTACAATTAGTTTCCCATCTCCTGTTTATTTGGAACCAGATAAAGAATATGCAATTGTATTCTTATCACCTGCATCAGACTTGTATGAAATGTGGGTGGCTCGTATGGGTGAAAGAACAGTGAGACCGACTACTCTTCCTGATGTAGAAGATGTTGTAGTATCAAAACAGTACATAGGTGGTAGTTTATTTAAATCTCAAAATGGAACAATATGGACACCAAGTCAATATGAAGATTTAACGTTCAAGTTACGTAAAGCATCTTTTGTGGAATCTGGAACTACTACATTCTATAATACACCAATTAATCCAGGTAATTTAAATTGTCAAAAACTATCTACTAATCCTATTCGTTCTCTACCAAGAAAACTCAAAATTGGTATTTCAGGAAATGACTGTATTGATGCGAATCTAGGTATTGGTGATAAGATTACAATGGCTGATGCAACCAACAGTATAGTAGATGGAGTCAATTCTAATGATGATAATTCTATAACAGGTATTATTGAAGGTCAAGGTTCATCTATTAGTTCATCTACTTCAACATCAATTGTTTCACGAGGTTCTGGTTATCCTGTAACTGGAGCTCCTATTGCAGATGTTCCTCTCAAATCTTTGACAGGAAGTGGTACTGGAGCAGTTGCTTCTATAACAGTTGCTACGATTAATGGTGTTGCTGGAGCAATAAATGCAATTACTCTCTCTACTCTTGGAACTGGGTATCAAGTTGGAGATGTATTGACTATTGATAACGCTAATGATTCTGATATTACAAGTGGTGCTGGATTTAAGTGTACGGTATCAGCTATCAACACTCAATTTGATACATTATTCCTAACTAATGTTCAAGGTTCACAATTTACTACTAATAGAAAACTTGTAAAATATACAAATGGTAATACAACACCGAAGAGTTTGATAACAAATTCTCAAGTTTTATCTTCAACAGTGAATGGTGAAGTATTTACTGGTGATGTATTTGAGGTTTCTCAATTTAATCACGCACATCATGGTGCTAATAATAAGGTATTGGTTAAAAATGTGAAACCAGACACCTTAAAAGTTCAAACAACATCGACAATAGCATCTGATGCGACAGAGGTTGAAATTGTTGATTCAACTCCATTTACTTCATTCAATGGCATAACCACAACAACTGGTTCAGCATTAATAGGTAGCGAACTTGTAACATATTCAATTCCCGCTGGAGTATCAGGTAAATTAAACATAGTTAGAGGTCAGTTTAATACTACACCAACATCTCATGATGCAGGTACTGATATTCAAACATATGAATCTGGAGGTATCTCTCTTACAGGTATCAATACTTCGTTTGATATTACAACATTTGATGACGGAATAGACAAATACTACTTAAAAGTTGATGTTTTAGGTTTAGATGCAAACAGAACAGGTGACAAACTAATTTGTTTCACTGATGAAAAAGCATTTGGTGGAAAGAATGTTCAAATATCACAGAATCATCAGTTTAGTACAATCAATCCTCAATTTAATGTAATTACACCTGGTAAATCTACAAATGTAAATTCTAGTTTGAGAACAGTCAGTGGCACAAGTTCTGGAGGCAGTGAAGTATCGTTTATAGATCAAGGATTTGAACCAGTAACGTTAAATCGAACTGCATTCTTACCAACTCCTAGATTAGTCTCATCTGTAATAAATGAAACAGAGAGATTGACTACTTTACCAAAAAATAAATCGTTGACATTAAATGTGAATATGTCATCGTCCGATTCTAATCTATCACCAGTTTTGGATGTTAAAAATGCAACCTTTATCTTAGGTAGAAATAAAATTAATGATCCAGTTGGTGTTGAAAATTATGCAAATGACGAAAAAACCAAAGCGTTGAGAGGTGATCCACACGGTTCAGTATTCATATCTGAACTTGTAACATTAAAAAATCCTGCTACATCTCTTAAGGTATTAGTTGCAGCAAGTAGACAACCAGAGGCAGACTTTAGAGTTTACTATCGTTTATTCAGTTTTGATTCAAGTGGAATATCTCAAACTTATAGACCATTTCCAGGTTACAAAAATATGACTGATACCACTGGTGATGGATTTGGAGATCAAATCATTGATAGTTCTATGAATGATGGTAGACCAGATGCTTTTGTTCCTGCAGATAATATAGGTGAATTTACTGAGTATCAATTCTCAGTAGATGATTTAGAAGAATTTAATGGATTTAAAATTAAAATTGTAATGTCATCTACTAATGAATCTGTTCCAATAAAATTAAAAGACTTTAGAACAATCGCATTAGCATAATGAAAACTTTTCAAATTTTTATGGAACAGTTAGTTCCCCGAAAAACAAAATATTTGAGAGATATAAAGGGGAAAAAAGTTATGGGTGCTCCTTTGGATTTACGCTCTGTTGATCAAAAGGAGTTTAATGTGAAATATCAAGCAGATGGATTGATTGGAAAGAAAAAAACTGATACAGGATTAGCATGATACCAGTTGAAGGACATAAAAACTTATTTCGTGATGAAAGAACAGGTGCTATTATAAACTGTGATAATAACGCATATAAAAATTATCTTGAAGATAAAAAGAGAAATAGTATTAAGAAAGCAGAATTTGATGCTATGAAAGATGAGATTAAGGAGCTTAAATCTTTGTTAAAGGAACTTGCTTCAAAGATAACGTCATAGTAAATATAAATACTTTTTAGATCTGAATACTTATTTTTTTAGATGGCAGATATAAAAGTCAGAGTAGGACAACAAGGTGCCACAAAAGTGATCTCATCACTGGCGGGTGCTCAAACCCTATCTTTAGCAGAATTGAGTGATGTGAACATACCAGGCTCCTTACAGAATGGTATGGTACTTGTTTTTAATGGTGCTACAAATAAATTTGATGCGACTTTAGAATTAACGCCAGGTGCAGCACAGAATTTAGACATCAACGGAGGAAATTTCTGAAATGGCTAGTATAATTAGAATCAAACGATCATCGGGTACAGCCAAACCTGCTAGTTTGAATTGGGGTGAAATGGCGTATGTTACTGGTATCGGTAGCTACGGTGGTACAAACCAGTATAAAGACAGGATATTTTTAGGAGATGATGGTACAAACGTCAATCCAGTCGCTGGTCATTATTATACTTCAATGATGGAACACACACCTGGTGAATTAGCAGGTGTATCGAACTCCAGAAATAGTGATGGTGGTATCGTTGCTGTTGTTGATAGTGATAGAAAAATAGATGTATGGAATGTAGATAATTTAACTTTAGATTCAAATACGCTATCCTCAAGTGATACTGATGGCGATATAATTATTAATCCAAATGGTTCAGGTGATGTAATGATACCTGATGATACCAAACTTGGATTTGGTGGTGGTGTAAATGGAACTGCTGCTCCTGATTCTACGATTGAATATGATGAGAATGGAGATGATCAATTAAAATTTGCTGGAGCAGATGTAAAATTTGATACAGGTAGAGTAATTGTTGGTGGTCAATTAGTTGTTGCTGGAAGTAATGCTACTCTTGGAGAAGTTCAAATTAGTAGTAACAGTATTCAAACTTTGGGTAGCACTACTAAATTATTCATTGATCCATTCCCAGATGGATTGAGTAATGAAGGTGATGTTATCATTAAAGGTAACTTACAAGTTGATGGTACAACCACAACAGTTAACTCGACACAGGCAACTGTAAATGATCCTATTTTATCAGTTGGTGATGCTACAAGTTCAAGAACTGTTATGCAAACTGTGAATGCTGGTGCATCTACAGTTGTAGTTGATTCAGTTATAGGAATTAATGTTAATGATACTTTACAGCATGCAAGTCTATCGCTAAGTGGTATTACAACAGTCACGAATGTTAATGCAGGTTCTAAGACATTAACATTCCAAGGTGTCACTCTTGCAGGTATTGCTACAGGTCAGCAACTTACAGTTACTCACGCAATCGATACTAACACTGACCGTGGATTAAGTTTCACATATAATGTTGGTGTTGGAACCGCAAATTCAAAAGAGGGTTTCTTTGGATTTGATGATAATTCAATTGCATCAAGCACTGCTGGTACTGGAAACCATGACACACATGGTGATGACAGTAGAAGATGGACATACGTACCTGATGCAACTATATCAAATAGTGTCGTCTCTGGTACAAAAGGTTTCCTTGATATTAAAGGTATTTACTATCAGTCTGGAGACTTTAATTCTGGAGGTGTTGTTTGGTTTGATAGTGAAGGACTACAAAGATCTACTAACAATCCTCAATCACCAGTTGTAACATCAAAACAGGTATTAACAGCAATAACTAAAAATACACTTGCTCTTAACGCTGCTATCACCGCAGCTGCAGGTGATATAATTAAACAAGATACCACAGGTGCATTCGGTATTGTCGAGAGTGGCGTTACTGGTTCTGCTTCAGTAAATCTAATCGGTGTTGAAGGAACATTCAATACTTCCAACAATTTACGTAAAGAAGGAAACAATGGTGCCATAGCAAACTTGTCATCTGTACCTAATACTGTTACAGTGGTATATACAAATAAACCACATTGGACTTCAACCCTAGACGGGGGAACTTTTTAAAAAATGCAACAAAACAATGAAGTGGACGTTAATGTACTCGTCAACTTATATAATTCAAAATTATCATCAGCATTAAATCAAAACGTATTATTAGAGGCAAAATTACAAACTCTAAAAAACGATTTTGAGAAGGAAAGGCAAGAACTTCTTGCAGAAATAGCAAACCTCAAAGGTGAATAATGGCTAAACCATCAACTAGACAAGGATTAATCGACTATTGTTTTCGTAAACTGGGTGCACCAGTATTGGAAATAAATGTTGATGATGATCAGGTTGACGATTTAGTTGACGATACAATTCAGTACTATAATGAGCGTCATTATAATGGTATTGAGAGAATGTTTCTTAAGTATAAAATTACTCAAGAGGATATTGATAGAGGCACAGGAAAAGGAACAGATGGTGTAGGAATTGTCACTAGCACTGGAACACAAAATGTAAGTGGATATGGTGCAGTTACAAGTAATTTTTATGAAACTTCTAATTTTATATCAGTCCCAGACCACGTAATCGGTGTTAATAAAATATTTAAATTTGATTCGAGTTCTATTTCGGGTGGAATGTTTAGTATCAAATATCAGTTATTTTTAAATGATCTATATTATTTCAACTCCGTAAATTTATTGCAATATGCAATGACAAAAACTTATCTTGAAGATATTGACCATTTATTAACAACTGAAAAGCAGATAAGATTTAATCAAAGACAGGATAGATTATATTTGGATATTGATTGGGGAGCACAACAAGTAGAAGATTTTATTGTTATAGATTGTTTCCGTGCTCTTGATCCAGATACTTTTACTCAAGTTTATAATGATCCATTCGTAAAATTATATTTGACAGCATTAATAAAAAGACAGTGGGGTCAAAATTTAATTAAGTTTAGGGGAACTAAATTACCAGGTGGTATAGAATTAAATGGTAGAGAGATATATGATGATGCAATAAGAGACTTAGACTCGATTAAACAAAGAATGCAGGAATATGAAACTCCTCCTCTTGATTTTATTGGGTAATGTATAATGGCAAGAAACTCTTACTTTTTACAAGGTTCCGAATCTGAACAAAGATTAGTTCAGGATCTTATAAATGAGCAACTAAAAATATATGGATTAGATATTACATATATTCCCCGTAAGTTTGTAAATACACAATCAATCATAGAAGAAGTTCAATCGTCAAAATTTGATGACAATTTTGTATTAGAAGCGTATGTAAATTCATATGATGGATATTCAGGTGCTGGTGATGTATTAACAAAATTTGGAATGAGTCTAAGAGATGAAGTAGAATTGACAATTTCAAAAGAAAGATTTGAAGATTTTATATCACCTTTTATGTCTGCATCTGATAATATAGATTTGGCAACAAGACCAAGAGAAGGAGACTTAGTATTTTTTCCACTTGGTCAAAGATTATTTGAAGTTAAATTTGTAGAACACGAAGAACCTTTCTACCAATTAGGCAAAAATTACGTTTACAAACTTAAGTGTGAGTTATTTGAATATGAGAACGAAGTTATCGACACTTCAATTGATGCTATTGACACTCAGGTTCAAGAAGAAGGATATATTTCTACACTTCAATTAGTGGGTGTTGGTCGCACTGCAACAGCAACAGTATCTCTTGGAACAGGATATATTCGTGAGATATTCTTAAATAATGATGGCTCAGGATTTACAGGGACACCTGTAGTTTCAATTAGCACCTCTCCGAGTGGTTTAGCAGGAGATAATGCAACTGCAGTTGCTTTTACAACAGAGAGAGCAGGTGTTAGATCAATAGAAAAAATTCTTATGACAAATACTGGTGCAAAT